GTGCCGTAATCGTTAGTGCCAAAGGCAAACACAAACCTAGATGTGTCCGAGACAAGCATCAGGTTCTGCATCACGGGGGTATCGGACGCCCCAGCCAAAGATGATAGGGCCACACCACGAGCAGTTAGCGGGGAACCAGAAGTGCTCCAGTAGTACAGCAGCCCACCTTTAGGCCCAAAGATCAAGTCCTGACCAAAGTTCTGCGCATTCCAAATACGGATGTCGCTAGTAGATGTTGAACCTGTACCCCACCCACCAGAGCCCCAGAACCCCGCACCCCATCCGTAGAGTGGAATGCTGGTCGCATACCCTACAGGAATTTCATACGCACCGACAGTTAACGTACCGCCAGTCCCGCTATCATAAGCATTCGCCGTTGCCGTGGCTGTAATGGTGTAAGTGTTTGCGGTAGGTGTAGTAATGATCTGGTAGTTCTGGTTTAGAACAGCGGCAGTGATGTTGCCACCAACACCAAGACTAGCAGCCCCTGAGAAGGTCACAAAGTCGCCAATACTAGAACCAAATGCAGTGTCAGTAACCGTGATGGTTGCATTGCCCGCAGTTGCTGCAAACGTTACATCCCCAGCAGCAGTCGTTGCCCGGATAGGAGTGATGTCGTTATAGACCGACCCCGACTCAATGTAGTACTTAAGGTTTGTACCAACACCAAGGTAGGGAAATGCGCTGTTGGTTGTCCAAGGCCACAAAGACCGGGCAGTGCCCAAGTATGTAGCGCTAGGCGTTACAGGCGACCAGCCACCAATCTTCTCAGGAGTGCCTTGACGAAACCGAATCTTGTCGCAGTCATACCAGCCGCCTTCATTGGTATAGCGTGTGTTTTCCCGATTCACACCGGGCTTCAGGGTAATCTTTTTAAGTCCTTGAAACTGCGGCATGGGGTGTCCTTAGAACGTACCGCCAGCAGGGGCAGATAAGGCATTGACCACATCTGTTGCATTGCAATACAAAGTAACGCTGCGTCCATTGGGCACCAAGATACCAGCCCCAGCAGTGGTCTTTAGGGTCACAGAAAACCCACCCGTAGTAGAGTTTGTGATAAAGTACAGTTTAGAAACTGTTGGACAAACTACGTTTCTATCAGCGGTTAACGTTCCCGTGATAGCAAGAAACATCTTCCGGGCTTCATCTGCCGTTCCGTTTGCAGATGTAAGCGTGTAGTTGGCAGTATTGTCATGGACTACAGTCGATGTGCCAGCAACAGAGGAATCTATTAGGGCAGTAACGCCATTGTTGACCGTCGTACCCCAGTTGATATCGCCATCTGCCAGCAGGGTAAGTTTAAGACTTGATGAGTAGCTATCTGGCATTTCTGTTCCTAAGCGGCAATGAGTTGCCAGTTTGGTGTTTGGGCGTTACCTATGGAAGTCCAAGCGGGAGATTGTCCATCAGAAATGGTAACCCAATTTGGGCTTTGATTGTTAGGGATTAACCCCCAAACTATAACCTGTCCAATTTCCCCATATCCTGTGACACTTGTAGGGTAAGCCGTGGTACCGGAAACATTTATAAATACACTTCCAATGCTTCCAGTGGCAGATACGCCCGTAACAATTACGGTAACAGATATTTGTACCTGAAAGCCGCTTGTCTGGAACGCACCTACTTGGAAGGCATTAGCCATGTTTTAGGCCCGCAATACAACCAATGGCAGTGCTGCAAGGACGCCACCAAAGCACGTTGCGGCAGCGTCTAGGAACTCCACGCCATGAGGCCCGTGCATGGGGTCGCCTGTTGCCCGCCAGTTGATAACCGCGTCACTGATCTCCTTGGCAACAGCAAACGCAGCAACCACGCCAGAGGCAATGGCAAGGCTATGCGAAGCAAAGAAGGCGACGTTGAAGATCAAGGCTCCATACAGCGCATGGTTCGCCTTGTCTGGGGGCAGTTGGGGTAGGTTCATGGGTTACCTTGCGTTTGCGTAGCATAGTGGGTTTTCCGCAAAACAGGCGTAGATATATGTGCCACCGGATGCGTTCATGCCTGTTCCAGCCGTTCTAGGCTTAAACCCGTTAGACAAAATATCCGTGGGATCACCAACAGTTAATTCTGCAATAGCAGATTCAGCCAAAAGCAAGTTTCTATTTGCAGAATTATAAGATGACCTAGAAGAATCTTGTAAGCACCAACTTTCCGCCGCATCAGTTCTTTTGCACAATATCCACCGTGGCCTAAACCCAGTGTATATAAACGGACCATCCGTACTACCATTACCCGTGTATGACCCGAATGCGCTGTAACCTGCTACCGGTGCCCAGCAGTATGCGACGTAGTTAGTACCGTTACCATTGTTTGCAGTATCTGTTCCCGCCCTAATCAAAGTTGACGTAGGGGCGGTACTGTTCCAATAGATATTGCCATTAGGTTGTTGAGCGTTGGTACTATTAAGCGCCAAGTTATTAGCCACCGCTAAAGCTGAATGGTAAACAGGCCAACCTTCTGCTGTAGTCCTAGACTTATAAAAAATCATTGCTGGAGCTACACCCAACCCATGCCCCATTGTGGAGTTAACGCCATTCCCCGTGTATGTCACCACACTGAACCCAGCAGTGGTGTTAGCACTCACCGTTGAGGTGATAGTCCCCGCAGTGTTGTTACCCGCAGTGACTGTGCCACCGGCTTTCCATTGCCAACCAACGTAGGTGTTTGTAAGAAAGTTAATGTTATTTTGATTACCTAAACTAAACCCATTAGAATTAAATGAAGTTAGATTATTTGCGTAAGTAGCTTCTGCGGTTGTTAAGTTTGAGCTAAGTGTTTTAGTTGCGCCACGAATTGAGTCAAGCAAATAATGATCGTATACGTCATTCCGCGCTTTAATCCACACCAGATCAGGCTGAAACGACACAGCATTAACAGCATTGCTCACCGCCAGGGTAGCTCCCGTCCCCGTATACAGCGTAGCAGCCATCGCCACTCGCCCATCAGGTACTGCAAATGTAGTTGCCATGATTAAATGTTGAAAGTGTTGAGGGCCAAGAAGCCGGTGGGCGGGGTGTAGACGAAGGGTTGCTGGCCGAAGTTGATGGAGCCTTGATCGCTTGTGTCATAACCCCAAACAAACGGTTGTGCTGGGCCAGTCAAGTTTGTAAAGCTAGCACCCGTTCCTGCTGATGGGCTACCTTCAATATATACCCCATTTCTAGAAAACCATATTTTTCCAGCGTCAACATCAAAAGCCATACCTATAACAGCGCCAATTGAACTTGCGGCAGAATAAATGTTTGTAAAAACATTGTTACTTATTTTGGTTAAATTAGCTCCACCCGAACCAGTCATCAACGCCCAACCTGTGGCGGCTATCCAAGGGCTTACCGTTGTAGAAGCATTTAAGTCGTTGGTCAAACCAAAAGCCCAATTACCTGTCCCTGATGTGCTTGTTACAGTTCCTTCAAAATACCATTTACCAGACGTTACCGCCATAGTAGCCATTGCCGATTTGGTAGCAGAAGATACGCCAACCCAATTTAGATTAGCAGCAGACAGGGTTAACGAGTTCTTTAGCGGATTCAACACAGCATAGTTCGCCACCGTAGTCGAGGTCAATGTCGGCACATCAGTCAGTGAGTCGTATGTGGACCCGGCAGTGAGGCTGATGTTGTTTGGTGTCCAGTTGTTACCGTTACCGCTGGAGTCCGCTACCAGGGTAGATGTGCTGGTGGTGTTTGTGAACGGCAGATAGAAGCCATTGGTGCCGTATGTCCCGGTGTACTTCTTGGGTAGCCACTGGTTGTAGATGCTGTATGCGCCGAAGCTCGTAGGAGTTAGGGCTTGACCGTCTACGAAGTTGATCTCGGCCATTTCGCCGTCAAAGCGTGTGGGTGACGAGTCAGGGTACAGCGCATGATGATGAGCGACGTTACTGTTTATAAACGAGTTTGTATTCTGAGTTAACGCTAGGGACGCACTAAAAGAATTAAGTTGAACCCCGTTAACCCACAATTGCATTCTGTCTGCTGTTGTTCCAGTTAATGTTGCTGTTGCACTAGTAGAGTTCCAAACGGCGACGATGTGATACCAAGCTGCAGGGTCTCTAAAAAGCGCAGAGGAAGTAATATATGCAATGCTTGTTGAAGCATTATTTTGAGTAAGCCCTAAGCCATCCCCGGTAGTAAGCACCACAAGTGTGTAATCCGAGGGTGCAGTGCCTGCAAAGAATAAAGGGTTTTGAACCCCTAGCGTTCCACGCTTTACCCAAGCACTCCAAGTCCAAGTAGTCCGGTTGGTAGCAGTAGCAGGAGTCCTGTTCAGGTACGCACTTGCAGAAGACCGGAAGCGCAGGGATTTATTCAGGAAGTACCCCGTCACTGCACGGGTCAGGAAGGAGTTGAGTGCTGCGAACATTATGCGAACGCCTGGGCTGCGTTACCGTACCAGACCGAAGCGATACAGACAAAGCTGATGATGTCTACCCCCGTCGATGCCGTGGTGGTGATCGTCGGTACAGTGCCACCGGGCCACTTGACGCCGGTGAAGGTGGCAGTCCTGCTGCCTGTCGCGTCCTGAATCAACCGAACAATGAAGCTCGTACCGCTTGTGGCGGTGGGCATGGTGAAGGTGCAGTTGCCGGTCAGCGTGTAGCTCAGGACCGTCCCAGAAGCTAGGGCTAGAGTCACTGCGGTGCTGCTGTTTGCAATGGCCGGGGCAGTCTCAAGATACGCTGTGACCGTGGGGTTGGTCAGTACCGGGGTGGTGATCGTTGGCGATGTACTCAGGACAACAGATACAGTGCCTGTGCTCAAGGCTACCCCGGTGCCCCCGTTGGCGACCGCCAAGGTTCCTGCTAGAGTAACCGCACCGGAGGTGGCAGATGATGGTGTAAACCCAGTGGTGCCCGCCGAGAAGGTAGAGACGTTGGTCGTTGCACCGTTGCTTGCCAACAGCTTGACCGTGCCTGCGCTGTTCTTGAAGTACAACTTCTCATCAAGAGTGTTAATTGCCAATTCCCCGGCAACGAGGTTGGTGTTGACCGGTACAGCCGCTGCTGTGGTCGTGTAGTACAACGAAATGGGGGTAAAGCCTGTTGCTGCCATCGTAGTTCCTTAGAATGTGCCGCCTGAAATGCCGCCAATTGCAGTCAGTTTCTTAGCTATGTAAACGCCACCAGCGACCGTCATAGCCCCAGTTGTGCTTGATTGTTCCAACGTACCCGGCACTGCATACACTGAAGTCGCCCCCGTGCCACCTATGGTGAGTGAGGTTGTAGCCCCGGCGAAAGCTGTAAACGTTGCCCCGGAATCCATGCTCGTCGTGAACGTCGGCGACGTTGCAAAAACATTGGCACCCGATCCCGTTTCATCAGTTAACAGCGCAGCAAGGTTCGCACTTGAAGGCGTACCAAGGAAAGTTAAAGCTCCTGTAGCCGTAGTTGTCGTAGAAGGAGCAACCCCCGCTCCACCACCAATGACAAGCGCACTAGCCGCTAGGGCTGTTGAAGAAGCTATAGTGCCCGTTGCCGTAAATGCAAGAACACCACCGGAAGTACCAGCAGAAAGCCCTGTACCCCCGTTGGCTACGTCAACAGTCCCTGAAATGCTGTGCGTTGCGTTCCAATTAGAAGGCCGAACTACCGTAGCATCCGCGCCATCAGAGATTGCACTAACAAACGGGTGGGTTACGGTAACGGCCATTTTGTACTCTTAGGCAATGCGGATCAGAGCAGTGGAAGCAGCAGCAACCGGCATTTGGACAGTGAACGTACCTACTGTAGAGGTCTTGTCTGCGCCGAAATCCAAGACTGCAATTGCTGCGTTGGATTTGCTGCTGTCGTAGATCAATGCCCCACGGGCTGTAAACGAAGCTGTTGTCCAGAAAGAATTACCAAAAGTAAGCCATGCGGTAGTGCCATCAGAACTAATAGCATTGCCCGTTAGCGTGTTTCCGCCCGCCGTGTAACCTGTACCAACAACCTCACCAGAGGTGGTGTAAATCGTTGTCGTTGCGTCTAGCGTAGCTGTATTCGTATACAGAGCAATCTTCATCGTATCGGTCAGCGGAGCATATGTCCCCGTCAGAAAGCCAACCTTGGCTGAAGTGCAGAAAGCGTTACCCGTAAAAGCCATGATAGTTCCTTAGATAACTTGGGTGCGGACTTGCCCGCTACGATACGCATCCTGACGCAACTTACCGTCACCCAGGTTCTTGAGAAGAGTAAGCGACTGCTTGTAAGCATCAGCATACAACGCAACCATGTCAGCTTCGCCCTTCATAAACCGAATAGCTTCAACCATCACCGCATTGAACAACGCAGAATCAAAGTTGTCACCAAGCCATGAAGTGCCGCTTGGATTTGTGGTAGTTATCCCAGTTACCTGCGCTTCAATAGAACCCCCACCTCCACCGAAGGTAAAGTAGGTTTCTGCAAGGGATAAAAGATCACTAACACCATAGTTGGTTCCACCACTAGCTACAGTTATAGTACTGATAGCGCCAGAAGCTACAGTTACATTTGCGGTAATCCCGCTGCCAACCCCCGTAGTCGTAGTTAACGGTATCCCAGTGTAAGTTCCATTTACATAATTACCACCTAAAGCAGATAATTGAAGCCCTGTTGCTACGCCACTAACGGTCACAATGGAGACAGGGTAGTAGAAGTAATGAAGCTCTGTCGTCAGGCCAGCACTAGGTGTCGGCCCAAGGATAAAGGTAAGTTCTGTAAGGGTTGCGCTATCCGGCCCAAACACAGCATAGTACTTAGGTGTACCTGTAGATGATGGGGTAGGGTATGCTTCCCGGATGAAGTTGACATCCTTGTTGAGAAGGTATGTGTAAGCCCCTAGAGCGTCAACTACAGCAATGCTAAAGACCGACAGGAAGTCTGTCGGGGCGGCAAGATACTGAAAGCCAGACGTTAACACCCCCTGCACGTTCTTGCGCAACGAAGGTAACTGCACCGAGTTGTAAATCTTTTGCTCAGCCAACTTCGTCATCGTGGCGAAGTCAGTGTCAGTAAAAGTGTTCTCGCAGTAGTCTTCTACTGCGGTTTTCAACTGGGTGTAGTTCATGCTTTACGCCATCGGTCCACGGGACATAAATCCACGAGTAGCAGCACCAGACCCACGCATTTTAATCCCAGCAGTGGTGACTTCTTTCAACGGGCCAATGGTCACAGGAGTGCTGTGCTTGACAACATCTTTCTCGTTAAAGACGTTCACCGCAGCCTTGTCTTGCAAAGACTTGGATGGCTTTACACCAGGGGCACCATTCATACTATGAGATTTAGCGTAGACCGCTGCGCCTCCAACTTCCTTGCCGCCCATCTTCTTGCTAAATGTAGCCATGATTAACCTCCTTGATTCATGGCGCGGGCCATGTTCCGACCATACTTCTTCATAGCGTCGTTAGCCACACCAAGATTTTTACATTTGGGTTGAGCATTGTTAGCCACACGATCACCAGAGGTGGTTGCAAAGTCATTAGAGCCTTTAAGCTCATCATGCTCCACGGGCTTGTACCCAGCAATCACCATGTTGGCGGGAAAGTTAGCTGATTTGATAGCCATAATAGTTCCTTACGTTATGCTTACAGTGACAGTGCCAATTGATCCAACGGCAACGAGAGGGTTAGGCGTCAATGGGGCATCAAAGCCACTAGACCCACCAACCGGGTTCCAACCCCAATAAATAGCCCTGCTGCCTTCACCCAAATAACCCGTAACAAGTAACCCAGAAGTAACATAGCTACGGTCAGGACGAGGGTTACGAAGAGCTTGCGGGTCATCGACCGGATACATTCCAAGAAGCAACTGTGGATGATCTTCCTCCCAACATTGCAAACAAACCAAGATGTTAACGTTCTTGGTTTTAATCACCAACCCTTTGAGGTCTTTGAGCTTGAAACGGAACCCGCATCGGTCACACTCCGATATCGCCCGTTTACCCGCTGCAAACCTATTACCCATGATTAGCTAATGAACTGTTGCCGTGGCACGAACCGAACCGCAGCTTTCTCACGATCTTCACCCGCCGCTAATTCCCATGCGGCGTCATACTGTGCTTGAAGCATTTGGTTGCGCTCTAGTCCACCGGGGACTTTCAACGAGAGGTAGGAAGCAAGCCCTGCAATCATACACGGCAGGAACCTAAATGGCACATCCATCGTGTTCACACCGTTACCAGCATCTTCAATCCGGCGCAGCCGCCAATACACGAACGTATAGGTCTGCACATTATCAGGTACGGGCCAGACAGTGATTGTCGGCGTGGGGGACAAGCGGTCAATGTAGACCTGAATTGGCCTAGCTTGGTTCAGCTTGTTGGGGATCGTTGCGTAGGTTGAAACGCTGATCCGGGTGATGTTTAAATCCGCCTGCGTGGAAGCGTTACCTGCTCCGGTGCGGATAACATGCTCCAAGAGATCGACGGTATAGATTGGTAGGTCATACGTCGCCGTGCCCGGAACAAGAGTGATAGACCCTTGGTC